TGCCTTGGCACGATGCGGATGTCAGCGTCGAGCGCGTCGGCAATGGCTTGTAGGGTGTCGAAACCCACCGAGTATTTGCCTTGCTCTATTCGGCTGATGTGCTGGCGCAACAGGTCGGCGCGTTCTGCCACGTCGCCCTGTGTCATTCCTCGCTGTGTGCGCAGCTGGGCGATGTCTTGCCCGATGCGCTGTCTCTCTTGCTCATTCTTTATCATAGTTCCTTTGCTTTTGAATAGTCTCTGTCCTTGAATAACTCTGCCAACCCTGACAGCTGCTTGAAGCGCAGCAGTTCGTCGGCATCCATGCCTATCTCCTTCATGATCCACTGGTCGCTCATGCCTGCCTTCTTCAGCTCGCCCACGATGTTTATCATCAGTTCTATCGAGTGGGAGCCACGGGCGCGGTTGTGTCGGATGGTCGATGCCATGCGGTTGCTTACGTCCTTGTCGATGATGGAGCAGGGGAGCTTGCCGCCCTCGCGCTCGTAGATGTCGCGGTGCAATAGCATGGTGGTGTAGCGGTGGTAGCCGTCCACTATCTCGTACCTTCCGTCGGGCTTGCGATAGACTACTATCGGCATGGTGTAGCCGTCCTCCTTGATGCTCTCGTAAAGCAGTCGCATTTCTGGCGGTGCTACGTGGTTGGGGTTGTAGGCGTTTGCGTCTATCAACTCAATGGGTATTGCCTGGATGTTGTAAACGGGTGATGTCATAGGTTTGCGTATTTCTCTTGTATGGCCTTGCGGCGTGTCATTTCTTCCTTGGTGAGCGAGAATCCCATGTACTTGCACAGGTGGTCGTTCTTGATGATGCAGATGCACATGCGCTTGTACGTCGGTATCTCCTTGAAGTCGCGGATGTCCACGTCGTCTTGGTAGTCCATGCGCACGGGCTTCTTCGTGGTCTTGTAGTTGGTGTCGGTGCCAACCTCTATCTCCACGCCAGCCTTGCGCAGTTCGTCGATGGTTTCGTCTGATAGGCAACCGCCCTTGTCGCGCCAGAACTTGATGCTCACTTCCAACTTCTTGAGGTAGCCTTGTCGTGTCTCTTCGGGCAGGGTGTCGAGCAGAAAGTACATGTATTCCTTCCATGTGAAATGCGCTGGCTTGGTGATACTCTTCCAGCCCATCATCGTGGTGCCTCCGTAGAGTCCTGCGAAGTTCACACCGTTCACGCGGCCAACGAGCTTGCCCCATGTGTCTGGCTCGATGACTTGGTAAAGCCTGAGTGCGTCCTGCCCTTCACTGAGGAATGGAGAGGCGACACGCATCTTCGACAGCGGCACACCTGCCAAGTACATCATGTCGTATAGCCGATTGTATGGCCAGCGGTTGCGGGCATTGGCAGTCCACACATCCTCCACCGTCCAGTCGTAGATAGGATAGACGGCCACGCAGCCGCCCATGTCGGTGGTGTACGCTCTGCCTTGGTAGTTCTTTCGGTTCTCACGCTCGGCATGGATGGTGCGCCAGCGGTTCAGGCTCTCGTCGGTTCTTATTCCAACAAGGCACGCCACGCGCCCCTTCTGCTCACTGAGCCACAGTCCGAAGCGGTCTTGGAAGTCGTAGTCCCATTGGTCGGCATTCCAGAAAGGGAACTCCTCGGCGGTCATCGCTCCCGTCGGCATGGGTCTCACCCACAAGTCGCGTTTCACTTCTTCCCAAGGTCGCCAGTATGATTGGAACATCGAGGTGCAAGTGGTTACCATGAACGGCACGCAGATGTGGTAGATGTCCGCCACGTTGCGGTAGCGGTCTAACGTCTCGGCCACGTAGTCGGTGGTCAACTTGTATTGCGCCTCGTAGTCCATGTGGTAGATGCCCCACCGTTTGCCCAGCCTTGCGGCTATCTGGGCAGTCAGTTCCAGCATCACGCCGCTGTCCTTGCCGCCGCTGAATGACACGTAACAGTAGTCGAACTCCTTCAACGCCCATTCTATTCGCTGCTGTGCTGCTTCATATACGTTCATAGCGTCTTCCTCAGTTCTTCGAGCGACACCCTCTTCAGGTACTCGCTCATGGTTACTTTGTTGCGGATGTTCTTGTCAATCATTGCGTCGAGTCCCGTGTTGGCGGCCAACTCGTAGTAGTGGCAGTCCTGCTCCTGACCAGTGCGGAACGTCCGCCGCGTCGATTGCTGATAGAGGGCGTAGTCCCACACCTTGTCGAAGTAGATGGTGGTGGTGTACTGCTGTAGGTTCAGCCCCAGGCTCTCCTTTTGCATCGACAGTACCGCGCAGTCCTTGAACGTGTCCTGACATAGTTCGCGGCTGTCCACCCATCGGCAGAAGATGATGGTCTTCCGTGGGTCAACGTCTCTGAGGATCATGCGCACGGCATCCAGCTTCGCATCGTCGGTGTGGTAAGTGCGCTGCATGTCAGTGGTCATCGCCATGAAGATGTTGTTGTTTCTCCACTCCAGCATCTCGTCCTTCAGGTAGTCGTCCTTCACCTCGTTGTATCGCTCACGGCTCTCGTCGCTGATGTTGTAGCCCACGGTGTGCCACTTCTGCTGAATCTTCAGTTGAAGGTCGCACTCATAGACGTAGTGACGAATGAGCGAGTGCAGATAGTCCACATTCTCCATGCCCGTCACATACTCCTTAGTATATTGGCGGTAGCCGTCGCGCTTCGTCACCCGCGTCCACTTCAGGAACGTGTTCTTGAACTCCCTGAGCGACATGCTCAGTATCTTTGGCGACAGGAACTCCATCTGCGGCCACATATCCATGAGGTTGCGCGTCACGGGTGTACCGTTCAGCACCAGCTTCCACCTTGCCCGCTTGCCAATCTCCAGCACTCGCTGTGTGCGCTTCGCCTCTGCATTCTTAATCTTCAGCGACTCGTCCACCACGATGAACGGGTCTCGCGCCTTCTCCACCTCACTCAGCAGGTTCATGTAGATGCGGTCGCTCATGCTCAGGCTCTCCACGCCCCAGCACGATGTCGGCATCCTCATGCCGCCCCACTTCGCCATTTCCATTTGAATGGCAGGGAACGTGCGCAGCGGACCAATCCAGAAGCAGTCCGAGCAGTCAGTCGAGTTGATGAGCGTCATTGCCGCCCTCGTCTTGCCCGTCCCTGGCTCCATGAAGAGCGCACCCACGCGCCACTCCCGCAGGTGGTCGATGGCCTCCTGTTGTTGCTTCGTGTAGTCGTTCATCGCTTCAAGTCTTGGATTTCGTTGCTTTCCTTCGGTGCCACCTTCTCCGGCGTGTGTCGCTCGATGGTGTAGGTAGGCAGTCGGTGGCCGTTCTCGTCAAACCACGCCTGCTTCTTGCCAGAGTATTGGATGCTCTTCTTTTCGAGAATCCACGCGCTGATCCAGTAGGCATCGCTCTTCTGTACTTCGTAGTCCATGCCGAACACCTGACTGGCAGGGATGATGTCGCTGGAGCCGTCGAATGCGGTGGCCTTGAGAGCCTTGTCACTAATCCTGACAAGGCTCTCCAGCCTGACGCTGTAGCATAAAGTCTTCATATCTTAGAGCTTTTCAACGTGTACGTTACGATTAGCAAGGAAGCGGCTCAGGTCGAGGTCGCCATGCTCAACGGCTCCGTAGAAGCTGTCAATCTTGTGCGTTGATTTCGGCTCAATCACGCGGCCTTCTTCATCTACGATGTCCTCCTTCAGAGGCTCGGCGAACACTCGCATGATGGGAGCCCACTGCCATTCCTTCCAAACGCTGTTGTACATGTAAGCCCAGAGGGTGAGCTGGTCTTCACGAGGGTTACACTTAATCAGACCAGCGTCAATCATTGCCTGGTCGCTGGCGATGATTACCTCCTCGTTGACATTCTTCAGAACCTCGTCAGAAGCCCACTCGATGTCCTCGGCGTTGATGGGGCGTACCTCCCAAATGGTGTACTGTACCATTTCGCCATTCTCACATACGTTGTTGATGTTCTGCTTGATGCTAAAACCATTCTTCTCGCACATGTTCTGAACCTTCTTCGATGGCTCGCTGTGAAGAATGATCTCGTAGAACTTTTTGTCAGGATTAACGCTGTAGGCAAACATCACCTCGATTGTGCTGTTCTTCTCAACCTTCTTAATCTCGCTGAAAAACTTTGTTGTCTTCATAATCTTTGCCCGTTTTGGTCAGGTGGCTCGCCTGGGGTTTAATGTTTATAAATAATGTTTGTTTCTTATTTCTGATGCAAAGATACAACATTTATTTGAATGTACCAAATATTATGCTAACTTTCTGCATAATATTTGGTACTTTTAACATTTCAGCCCCTAAATTCGTTCAATTCGTGTTCAAAGAAAACGAGAGGCACCCTTGCGGATGTCTCTCGATGTCGATTGCGATGTCTGCCGATTACGGTTCCAGCCCCCCGCCCGTGTCCTGACTGCCACCGCCCTGCTGGTTGCCGCCGTTGTTGTCGCCAGAGTTACCACCCTGTGCGGGTTCGTCGTCGTTGGGGATGGCTGTGTCGGTTGCCACCATCTTAACCTTTTGAGCCTGCTTGCTCAGTGCAAACT